CCTATACCAACATTACCAGCACTTGTAAAGCCATGTATTTCTTGAGCAGCCCCACCGCTGTTGTAACATTGAAACTCAAACAGCCCATTATTGTTTTGGAGTTGGAAGGCTCCATATGAATTATTGAAAATCGCTCCGTTATTTCCATTTCTATTGAAACCAATCATACCCATATACTGAGCCGTTGACTTCATCATGGCATAATCACCAATACCTATATCCCCTTCTACATCAAGTTTAAAACCTGGATTATGTGTTCCAATACCAACATAACCGTTGTCTAATAATATATTTATATTACCTGTATTTAGACCGTTTTGTGGTCCAATGGCCATTCTATTACTCTCAACAGAAACATAACCAGCAGAATCATTATCTTGTATTAAAAGACTGGCTTTATTGTCAGTTGATTTAAAATGGGCAAGAATATCAGAATTGCTTACTACATTAAAATTATAAGTTAAAGTATTTGTTCCTATGCCAACAGCATTAGTGAATCTTCCGTAATCTATGTAAGAATTACCATATCTAACACTAGATGTTCCAAGATCGGATTCTCCACTGTTTACAGGACGAAGAGTAGAATAGTGGCGACCATCATAATATTTATCAATATAATATTGACCACCATAAGATAAGTCATCACCAGCAGCATAATCAGCTGCATAAAAGTTATTGATTCTAAAATAAGATCCCGCTTTAGCTATACTATATCTAATTCCACTAATCGCGTTCGAGCCGCCAGAGTTTGTGCCGACTCTAGAAATAACTGCTGTCTCGGCATTGTCTTTTACATCTATAACTTCTTGCCAACCGCCAGTTCTAGCAACTTCTATTTTTACATGAGTAGCTCTAAAAGGATTAGAGCCAAAAATAATTCCTACTTGTGCGCCGTAGTTTAAGGTTTCTAAACCTTCAAAATGTAATTCAATTACTCCAGTTCCAGTTGGAGCGTCTCCGCTAGGACCAGAGGCACTGTACCAACTTCCCACTGTGTTGTTGTGGGCTTGGAAAGCTCTATCAAAATCTCCAGTAGTAGCTTCATTAGTGTAAGTATAAGACCCTTCGCTTCCTCCTCTGGTTTTAAAGAAACCAGAAGTAACCATAGTTACACCTTTCCATTTAGAGAAACCAGCCAAATCATTAAGCACTAAAGCATTTTGAAAACCATAATCCTCTGTAGATGTGTTGGCAAAATAACCCTCTAAAGTTGTTGCGCGTCCTGGGTTATTACCCAAAAATCCTTTTATTCCTCCACCTTCTGGATCTTGAGATCTTATAGTTCCAGCAACATCTAAAGCGTAAGAAGGACTAGTATCGTTAATACCAACATAACCGTCAGTTTTTGTGATAACAAGCTTTGGACTTGATAAGGCATCATCAGAATCATCGAACGCAAAGTAAGTTTGCCCATTAGGTATACCTAATCGCCAAGCAGATGCTCCTGCTCGCTCAAATTTTTGGTTAACCACGCCTCCACCAACGTTAGTTAAGTGCAAGGTCGCATCAACACTGTCTTCATTGATACCAACTCTATCGTTAGATGCATCTACATATAATGTGTCAGTATCAACAGCTAATGCTCCTGCGCTAGTGTTTGTTATTGATATGGCATTTGTTGTAGTTGCTCCTCTATCAGTAACAGTCTGTAAAGTATCTCCCTCTGAAGCGCTACTTCCTGTTATGACAGGATTACCATTAATATAAATACCACTGTCAGTATCTACAAATACACCACTTTGGAATCTTAAATTTAAAGTATTACCGCCCGTTGATTGATATTCCGCTGTTCTGGAATCAGATAAGACAAAAGCTCCATTATGTCCCGATTGGACTGTAGAATAATTACCAGCGGCGAGCGCACTATTAGCGTACTTAATTTTGTTGTTATCTCCGCCTAGAATTACGCCGTACTGAGAGTTTGTAATGTGGCTGTTATTTCCACCTAGGATGGCACTGTAAATAGCCGAAGTGCCAGTAATTAAATTTGAATTACCACCACCTATAAAAGAATAAGGAGCAGAAATTACTTTGTTTTGCTGTCCTCCTAATATGGCAGTGTTATCAGAGTGAGACTCTGAAGCCTTTCCGCTTATTAAGTTTTGGCGACCGCCCCCTATAACTGAATAACTGCCGCTAAATATATCATTATCAAATCCTCCAACGCTAGAAGAGTAATTACTATGGTCTACATTTACTCCTGTTCCTCCACCAATAAAATTAAAAGTACCGCCTGAAATATTTGCTTTTCCACCACCTGCTATAACATCAAAATCTCCTGAAATAACATGGTTTGCTCCTCCAAATATCGCCGAACCAGTTGAATAAATAAAACTATTTGCTGCGGCTATGTTTGCTTTTTCTATTGTAGAAGCGTCTAATGGAAAACTTGGCTCAGAAGACCCTATCCCTACATAACCAGCTATCGTACCAACACCAGCTCTAACAGCTATAGACGGGATTGTTGAGCCAATACCAACAACTTCTAAAGTATTACCTGTAGATGATAATTGACTAGTACCTATACCCACACCAGCAGTTCCGCTACCAGAACCAACTATTAAAGAGGGGGCTGTACTTCCGATACCTACGACTTCAAGAGTATTATTTCCTGTAGGCGCTTGAGTTGTACCAATACCAACTGTGGCAGTTGTTGTTGATCCAATTCCAACCACAATAGAAGGCGATGTAGTTCCTAAACCGACGACTTCTAAAGTATTACCTGTTGGAGCCTCCGTTGTACCAATACCTACACCCGCAGTTCCGCTACCAGAACCCACAACAATTGATGGCTCCGTTGAACCAATACCTACGACCTCTAACGTATTGTTACCAGTTGGTACGGCACTTGTGCCGATACCGACAGTCGCAGTTGCCGTTGATCCAATGCCGACGACAATTGATGCTGATGTGGTTCCTAAACCAACCACTTCTAATGTTTTATTAGCAGGAGCATATGTTGTTCCAATACCAACACCAGCTGTGCCGCTTCCAGATCCGACTGTAAGAGAAGGGACTGTAGTTCCTATTCCAACCACCTCTAATGTATTGCCAGTTGGGACTACACTTGTTCCTATTCCCACTCCTTTGTCAGCCCCACTACCTACTATAAATTTAGTGCCAGATGAACCTGTGGGAACTCCTATAGGTTTAGCATCTATTTTAAATATATAATCAGTACTACCTGCGGCTGGAGGCCCAGCTGTATCTCCTATAGCAACATTACCGCTGTTAGGGTTAACTGTGAATGTCGGGAAGGGAGCAGTTGATTTTCTAATTTCTAAACCGCCAAATGGATCAAATGGAACTGTGGTTCCAATACCTATGTAGTTATAGTATCCACTTACTCCAGAAATAAAATCACCACTTGAAACGATAGAGTTTGATGTTCTGTGGCCAACATCTGTTACTTGTTGTAAATCTTGAGTTTCAGCTGTTGAGTCTCCAGATAATAAATAAGGTTTACCTCCTGGACCTGTTATCCTTTGACCATCACCGCTACCTGAAGCCCCTAAAGCGTATAAGCCTCCAGCCTCTTCACCAAGAATGCTTAAATTACCTGATACTATTTCTTGCTCACCAACATTATAAAGTATTGGGTCTGTGCCTAATTCTACAGGCTCTAAAGTATAAGGTCCAACAGTAAAAAGTTCATCATAAAAACCAATTTTACTACTTGCTACAAATTTAAAAAAGTTAGACTCCCCTTCTTCAATACCATCATCAGGAAATATTCTAATATTTTGATTCTCAAGTTGAGTTAAAGGGAAAGTTCCTAATAAATTTTGTGTTGTAGTATCAAATACAGAAGTGCCAGTATGAGCAAAAACTAAAAGGTTATCATAGTTAGTAAAGTTGGGGCTTTGATCAAATGTGAGATTAAAATTAATTGCTCCAGTTGATCCAGAGGTATTTATAAGTCTATGACTAAATCCTGAAAGGGCTGCCGTTCTATCAGCAGCATTACTTATATCTCCTGTTGATGGCCCGTAATCGTTATTAGGGTTCTCATCTAAAAATGTTCCGCCAGATGCAGACACATAAATTTTATCTATAGATAAACGGTTTCCGTAAAGTAAAAAATCAGTATCATGAGTCCCACCATCTTGGTTTTCTACGGTAAATCTTACTCCAAAGTTTTTAGTGAAAGATCCAAATAAATCTATATTTTCTTGTTTAGTAAATGTAAAAGACGGATTCTTATAATCAGTTTTGTAGTTGCCGTATATTAGATTTCTATCTTCATCTATGATGCTAATTTTTAGAGATTTTACAAAAGAATCATCAGTTATTGAAGATACAGTGTCTAATGAATTTCCAATCCTATCTATAAGACTTGTTTGTAACGTTACTGTCTCACCTATTGTATAAACTCCACTTCCTAAGCCCGTAAGGTTTAAGTTTCCTGTATCAACAGTTAAATCTGTTTCAAAATTGTGATTATCACGAGTGGTAAAATCCCCAGCATAATAACCGCTACTAGCAAAATTTGTAATACCTACTCCTACTTTTCCAGTTAGTTTGTCAACACCATCAGCACTGTAAACTGCATAAAGAGCGCCAGTATATACCTCTTCAGTTTTTAATCCTTCAACTGCTGTCGTGCCAAAAAGTGAGTATCCTGTTTCTTCACCTCTAATATCACCGATAGGTGTGCCTCCTCCAACTACGGAGGCTGGAGAAAATAAAACTTGATTTAAATTACCAGATACATTTCCTGTTCCTAAAGTATTACCTTCTATAGCAGCCGCATTTAAAAATGATACTGAATCCCAATTTGCAGCTTCAGCCGCTGTTCTGTAAACGCCTCCTAGTCCAGTAGCTCCAGTAGCATGAGCTTGAGCGCCAGAATAATATACTGATGCCCCAGAAGGTGTGGTATGAATTACGGAAAAGCTCATTTTACAAAATTGTTATCTTATCTATGAATGATTTATTAAAAGTTAGAAGTTCTTCATATACTACAAAAATTCCAGACTGGTCATATGAAGAATCAAAATATGCATCACCACCATCTCCACCTTTGTTGCCTAAAGCATTTACACTGTAATTAAAAACACCAACACTATCTATACCTGTAAATTTAGCCCCTGAAAGCTCTGCTACTTGACTTTGTGTTTGTCCATTAGGGAATGTTAAAATAACATTGTATCCAGTAGAGTTGCTAACAGGACTCCAATCTCCAGTTATTGTAAATGTCTCATTAATAAAGTTAGGAACACCTGTGGTTACCTCAGTTAAAGCTGGAGCAGGTAATGTTGAGTATGTGGTTTCATTTATTGTTTGAGCTACCTCATAACTAAAAGTATTAGCTAAAGGCTCAATGCTTATATTATCTTCGATCAAAGCAAATTTACCTGTGTCATATTTAGAAGCGTTAACTAAATACTCATTGGGAGCTTGCTCTTGCAAAGAAAGAACTTTATAAATAAAAGGGTTTGTATCTTTAAGTTCGAATTTTGTAGGGCTACCAAGTTTTATAAACGGTAGTAACTCAGGTTTATCAACACCAGACACAACTGTTCCATAAGGATTAAATCCAGAAGCCTCTAACTGTGCTGGACTACTTATAGTAACTCCAGTGACAGTAAGCTTTGTTAGTTGATCAGGAGAAACAACAGATATCTCATCATTTAAAACTCCAAAAGTAGGCTGTTCTAATCCAGTTATAGCTCCAGAAAAATTAACACTTCCAGCTCCAGCGCGATTGTTAGCTTGATCTGTGTCTACTGGAATTATAAATCCTGTGTTTACTTGTCCAAGAGTCCGAAAACCCGTCGTTGCTTCTATCCAATCTCCAGAGTTAATACCTAAAGAATTTCCACTTCCAAAAGTCCAACCTCTATCTGTCGTATTGTAAAAAAGATAATTAAGACCTGTTCCAGTGTATAGAGCATATTCTTGGAATCTAGTGTCTCCGCTTGTTGTGCCAGAAGCATCATCATATCCTGCGGTGTAACCAGAAAAAGAATATGTACCTGTATAGTATGAGTTAAAGCTCGAACTCGATGTTCCAGTTACAGTAAAGTCGTAATATCTTTGTCTGTTTGTTGATGCTAAATTATTTACATCATCTATCGTATCTCTACCAGTTGGTTGATAAACTGTGAGAACACCATTCATGTCAGAACTTTGGAAGGTGTTACTCAACCTAATAGTTTCGTCAGCTAAATTTACATCTAAAACTTTTCCAAAATTACTTTTTAATGTTTTTAATTCGTCTTCTATGATTACTAAATCTCCAGGCTGGCATAATAAACTTTCTAAACCTGCTGTAAATGCGACCTGTTGATTTTCTTTAATTTTTGAAAATATTTCGTGCTGTCCTACCCTCCGTGCCATTGCACGAGATGTGATTCCTACAGCCTCTATCCGCTTTTTAAATACGCCTCTTTGTCTAATGTCTTCCTCATCTTCGATAACCTCTATTTTAGGCAAAAAATTATCAAACCTATCTTTATAGGCTACTTCTACAGTGTTAAACTGCTCATCTCTTCTATTATTTGAATAATAAAAAATACCATCTTTAACACTTTCATTGGTGAATAAATTTACTGTTGACCTTGGTCTATCATCTACAAAATTTATCTCTGAGTTACCGAAGAAAACTTTACCTCTAAATATCGAAGCTATTGTATTAATAGCATCAAATATTTTTTCTCCTTGTTCAAAAACTATATTACATGAGAAACGTGGCTCTTTTCCTCCTCTTCCGTCTGTTACTCCTTCAAAGTAACCCTGATCATCTACAGCGTCACAAAATCTTCCTATTTTATAAAGTTGCCATTTATTAATGATTGTTTCATCAATATGTTGACCCATTCCATAACGAGTACTTGTTAGCAAATCATATAAAATCCAAGCTGGGTTATCAGTCCATTTCAGCTCATCATGAAAATCCCCATCCCAATCGCCTTTATATATAAGTTTATCGTTTTTTGGGGTATTAGAAAAATCTGCATTTGTTTTGTAGTATCGCTTATCTATTCCTCCTACTTTAGTTGGGAAATAATTACTAGGGACTTTTACTTTTTTTAGCTTGCAATCATAACTTCTTGTAGGTATTGAACCAAATGATCTAGAATCTAGTTTAGTTCCTACAACAGCAGAAAAAGGATAAGGTAAATTGACAGGAATAATTTCAGTTACTTTTTGCAAAGACACATCTTTACTAAGCAAAACAGAATTAGTCTCATGAGACAATTTCGTGACCCTGACAAACCTTTTTTGTAAAGTATCTACGGCAGAAGTTTCTATTCCCCTCTCTCCATCACTACTTAAGGTTTGAACGTTTTGAGTAGGAAGTGCAGGTAAGTCAAAAGGCTCATTTAAAATCTTAGCTCGACTTGAGTCTAATGCTATAACGTAATCTTTACTGCTTCCTTGAAAATCTGGGTTACCTAAATCAATTAAAGTTTGTCCTTCTATTAAAGCAACAATTCTAAAATCTTGTGTTTTATGTATTTTGTTCTCTCCATCAATACCTATCAAGCCAGTTTCCACCCTTATGTTTAACACCGAGGGGAATACACTTCCTATATCTAATTTTTTCTTTTCTTTACCAGAGCGAACGTTTTCTACATTTTTAGTCAATGTATCTTTAAGTGAGGATACATTTAAAGTAATAAAAACAGATTCTACATTTGGATTTAATATCGTGTGAGTTATGGGTATGGGTTTTTCATCCCAATTTTTTAAAGAGTTGTTCGCCCACTCGCTGTAGTTTCTTAACTTAGTTCCCGAGCTTCTGATATCTTCACTTCCCTCACTTAAAGGTAAACCGTTCTCTAGCGTTAAATTAAACTGTGTTGACGAAGGTCCATTTAACAACTTAGACCTAGTTAACATACCAGAATCTTCTTTTATTTTTTGTGGCGCTTTATTATTAGATGTTGAAAAAGGTCCATATAAAGGTCCACCATATTGCTGGTCTATAAAAATTCTATTAAAATAAGAAAAAGGATTTTGTGTCTCTTCTCCATCCCTAAATTCAGCTAAAACATTAGAAAAATTAAATTTTAAATCGTCAAATTGATAATCATTAGTTGTGCCAAGCTGTATAGCTTGCTTTGCATACTTTAGCTTACTTAAGTCCTTTAGAGCGTCCTTAATAGCGCTATCAATAGACAAAGTTCTTTCTACTCCCCAATAAGTTCCACTCGTTAATCTTAAAGCTTCTTTGTTGTAAATAGCTGGAAAAGCTATCAAAACGAACCCAAACATATTTCCAGTCAAGGTTCCGTTGGCTGTTATTTCTGGGCAGGTGCAGTCTATAATTTTAGCCCCATGATTTTTTAATTGGTATGATATATTCCATTTGTTTTTAGTGCCATACAGAGATGTTGAATAGTTTAGTATACCTCCATCGCCGCTACTTATATTACCACTTAAACCCGCAGCTAGCTCTGGTTTTATGATTATAAAAAATTCAGGATGCCCTTTTTCGACAGATACACCTTTTTCTAAAAATTTTCTAAGTAAATCTTTTACATTGCCACCATTCCAACCTAATTTTGACAAAGCTTTTGATGCTAAATCTCTTTGGAATTTATTTAAAGAAGCAGTTCCATCTATATCTATATTAGCTCTCTCTGCATTATTTTCAGTGTATAACCGTAAGATTGAATTTAAATCATCTTGGACTAAATCGTTAGCTCTAATTCTAGTCCAAGGTAAAGCCCTAACACCATGCGTTACATCAATATACTGTAAACCACAAAAGAATTTTGAGCTATTAGTTCTATTCTTCCAGTTTGTGCTTCCCTCATTGTTGTCTGTCCAATACATGGCGTTAGTTGGACGAGGGTTATTATTTCCAGACCATTTATCTCTTGTTTTTCTGTAACCAGCATATGAAGGGCTTGTTCCAGCACTATCAGGGTTCCTAGTTGTA